CAAATTTTAAGGAGAACAATTATGGGATACATGGGTGATGTAAAAACTAAAACTTTCATCGATGACAATGCGTCTTCCGCTACGTATGTTGCGGCTGCAGCTCAACCCACTTCTACGTTTACGCTCGCTGCTACTTCTTTTGGTACAAATACTGGAAGAAAAATAACAGCAACAACTTCAGGATCAGGTGATGGATCTAAAACTGTTACTATTGTTGGAACAGATGTAAATGGTGATGCTTTAACTGAGGTAATTACTTTACCTGGTTCAGCGACTACAACTTCTGGAACCACAGCATTTTTTCTTACAATCACATCTGCAACTGTAAGCGCACAGCCAGCAGCTAACGTATCTTTAGGTATGACAGCTGATGTAGCAGGTGGAGTTTTTGCTGGAAGAACAAGGGTTAGACAAGCTAACGTAGGTTCAGGTGGAGCAATTGGAAATGTTGATTTTAGAAACACAGGCACTGCAGGGACTTCTTTAATAACTTTGAGAACTCAAGCAACAGCAGGTGATATTAGCACAGTTAACATTCCACAAGGGAGCTGGTTATCAAATGAAATCAGCTAGAAGATCTCTTAATATATTATTTCAAGAATGGGGTAATAGAGGTATTCATTATTGGGAAATAGCAGAAACTAATATTGACATGATTGAAGGTCAAGCAGAATATAAATTTTTTAGAGAAAGTTCTGATGGAACTTCTGCAACTACTACACCTTCAAACGGAATATACGGAATGTCCGATGTTCTTGAGGCACATTTAAGATCTAATAGAACTCAAACTACACAATCAGATTCACCGATGACTAAAGTTGATAGATCAACTTATGGAGGTTTTTCAAACAAACTTTCTAAAGGAACACCTAATCAATATTTTGTTCAAAGATTTATAGATCACGTAAGTATTCAAGTGTATCCAACACCAGATTCTACAAATGCATCTAAAGATATGCACATTTATTATATTAAAAGAATTCAAGATATTGGAGATTACACAAATGCAACTGATGTACCATTTAGATTTGTACCTTGTATGGTTTCAGGACTTGCATATTATTTATCACAAAAATATCAACCACAATTAATTCAACCTATGAAACTTGCTTACGAAGATGAATTTGCAAGAGCGTTAGCAGAAGATGGTTCTGCTTCTAGCACACATATAACACCTAAAACTTATTATCCGGGAACATAATGGCAAAATATGCAACAGGTAAATACGCAAAAGCAATATCAGATAGATCTGGTATGGAATTTCCGTATAAAGAAATGCTTAGAGAATGGAATGGATCATTGGTCCATGTTTCAGAGTACGAGGCCAAACAACCACAGTTGGAACCCAAACCACATGGTGCAGATGGTATAGCTTTAAGAAATGTTAGAACAGATAGAGTAGAACCAGCTGTTGCAGCATTGTTAGGAAACAATCCTTTTGCTACGACTGCATCATCAACAACGGTAACTGTAACAGAAAATAATCATGGAAGAACTTCAGGAGATACAGTAAGATTTAGAAACGTACAAGGAAGCCCTGGAGGTGTAGCTTTTACAGCCTACGAGGACTCATCAGGTTTTAGTATAACAGTAACTACAACAAATAAATATACGTTTACACTAGGCTCAACTCCTAGTATAACAGAAGAAGGAGGAGGACCAACTGTGACTGCAGGTCCAGTTACTATAACACCATGATAAATAAAATTTGGAATTGGATAAAAAGTATATTTAAATCAGAAAAACAAGATCCACACCTTGTTTTATATGAAGAGGTGCAAGAACCTAAACCAGAGCACTGTCCAACACATTTAAGATTTAAAAAAAGTTGTCCAGATTGTAGGGAGATAGTAGCGTAATGGCAGGATTAAGTGCATCAGGATTAAAAACACAAATAAGAAGTTATACTGAAACAGGCTCTAATGTATTAACAGATGCTGTTTTAGAAAATATAATTTTAAATGCACAATATAGAATTTTTAGAGATATACCTATCGATGCTGACAGAAAACAACAAGATGGTAATCTAGTAGCTGGTCAATCAACTATTAATGCCCCAGCAGGAGCTGTTTTTATTAGAGCTATACAAGTATATGATTCAACATCAGCTGTAACTGGAGCAAATGTTTTTTTAGAAAAAAAAGACATTTCATATTTACAAGAATATATTTCATCGACTGAATCATCTAAAAGAGGGCAACCAAAATATTACGCTATGTTTGGTGGTGCCACAGGAGAATCTGATACCACTTCTGGAAGAATGATGTTCGCTCCAGTTCCTGATACTACATATAAATTTAGAGTTCATTACAACGTAGCTCCTGCATTATTAGAAAATGACGACACTAACTATATCAGTCTTAACTTTCCAAATGGGCTTTTATATTGCTGTCTATCAGAAGCGTATGGGTTTTTAAAAGGTCCAATAGATATGTTGACACTTTACGAAAATAAATATAAACAAGAGGTACAAAAGTTTGCTAACGAGCAAGTTGGTAGAAGACGAAGAGATGACTATACCGACGGTGCTGTTAGAATTCCGATAACATCGGCAAACCCGTAGGAGAAAAATTATGGCTATATCATCAGCAATTTGTACAAGTTTCAAACAAGAAATTTTAGTGGGTACACACAATTTTACTGCTTCTAGTGGTAATACTTTTAAAATAGCTTTATTTACAAGTTCTGCATCTTTAGGTGCAGGCACAACTGCTTACTCAACTTCAAACGAAATTTCAAATACATCTGGGTCTGCTTACTCAGCAGGTGGTGCAACATTAACAAGTGTTACACCAACAACATCTGGAACAACTGCATTTTGTGATTTTGCAGACGTAAGTTTTACTTCAGCATCTTTCACAGCTAACGGTGCATTAATTTATAATTCTTCACAATCTGACAAAGCTGTTGCTGTTATCGCTTTTGGTGGTGATAAGACAGTATCAAGTGGAACATTTACAATTCAATTTCCAACAGCAGATGCATCTAACGCTATTATTCGTATAGCATAAGGAGGACATCCTTATGTCAACTACCTGGGGACAAAATTCTTGGGGTTCCAACTCATGGAATTCTAACGTTGTTACTGTTTCTTTAACAGGTGTATCTGCTACAACATCAATAGGTGATGAATCTGCTTTTAACGTAGAGGGTTGGGGTAGACAAGCTTATGGTAATTCAGGTTGGGGTGTAGAATACTCTGTAAAACCTACAGGTCTTTCTGCTACAACTTCTCTGGGATCAGTAGTAGCTGCTCAATTTATAGTTCCAAATATCACAGGTATAGAGGCTACAGCTAGTTTAGGTGATTTATCAATAAGCACTGTTGTTGAAGTAACAGGTGTTTCTGCAACAGTATCATTAGGTGATGCAGAAGAATTTAATGAAACAGGTTGGGGTAGATTAACTTGGGGAAACGCAGATTGGGGAGAGGGTGCTGATGAATTAGTAACTCCGAGTGGTATAGAAGCAACATCTTCTTTAGGAACAGTTGTTCAAGGTATAGGTGTTCCTTTAGAAATGGTAGCAGATCCACCATCTGGAGATCAACTTTTAAAATTTGCAAGAGCCAGTGTAGGAAATGTTTCAGTTGAAACAATAGAAATTGCAGCTGTTACAGGAGTATCAGCTAGTTTTTCAACTCCAACTTTGTCTTATGTAGGAACTTTAGTTGGATGGGGTAGAGATGCTTGGGGAGATAATTCTTGGGGTGAGTCTCCTAATGAAATTGTTGTTGCAGTAGGTTTAGATGCAACTGCAAGTGTAGGATCAATATCGCCAGCAGATGCAGTTGGTTTATCTGGTCAAGAGGCAACTACAAATGTTGGAAGTGTAACTTTTACAATAGATTCAACACCAGCAATTACAGGTCAAGAAGCTTCAGGAAATGTAGGAACACTAGGTTTAGAGTTTGGTCCTGCATCAATATCTGGAGTATCATCTACATTTAATGTAGGAACATTAGGTTTAGAATTTGGTCCAGCGACAATTACCGGTGTTTCAGCAACAGCTAGTGTAGGTGAGTTAGAAATTGATGATGCACAAATAATTAATATAACGGGTGTTGCATCTACATCTGCAGTAGGATCTATAGTCCCTGCAATAGGTGTTCCCTTAACAGGTATAGCTGCAACATCTTCTGTTGGGTCTATAACTCCATCAGACGTAATGGGTTTAACAGGATTACAAGCTACTTTTGCAGATCCTAAGATTGGATTACAAGCTTATACAAATGTTAATACAGGATCAAATGGCTCTTTTAGTAATGTTGACACTGGTTCAAATTCATCGTATAGTGGCGCCTCAACAGGTTCGAATGATACTTATTCTAATGTTGCAACTGGATCAAATACAAGTTATAGTGACGCTGCATAGGAGAAAAAATTATGGCATCAACATATTCCTCTGATTTAAAATTAGAACTAATGGCTACTGGTGAAAATGCCGGTACATGGGGAACTAAAACAAATACAAATTTAAACCTAGTACAACAAGCAGTTGCAGGTTATGAAGCAATTGATGTAGCATCATCAGATGTTGCTTTAGCCATGTCTGATGCAACAATTTCAAATGCAAGAAATGCTACAATAAAATTAACTGGAACTTTAGCGGCTAACAGAACTGTTACATGTCCAGATAGTATAGAAAAAGTTTATAACGTAATAGATGGGACTGATCACGCAGGATACACATTAACTTTTAAGACAGCTAGTGGATCTGGAGTTTTACTTTGTGAAGGCAATTGTTATCTTCTATATGCAGATGGAACAAATGTTGTTAAAGCAAGTGAATACAGAAAATGGAGAACAGTAAGTGCTGCAGAAACAGTGCAAGCGGGTGCAAAATTATTTGTAGAAACAAATGGTGGCGCTGTTACAATTACGCTACCAGCATCACCAGCAGTTGGTGATGAGGTACATTTTGTAGATTCAAGATATACGTTTGATTCTAACGCATTGACTGTTGGAAGGAATAGTTCTAAAATAGCAAACGCAACAGCAGACTTAGTAGTTAATACTGAGGGTGCAGCATTTGGATTAGTTTATTCTGGTTCAAACGTAGGATGGACTTACACGGAGAAATAATATGGCAAATTACGAAGCAACAAAATACAATTTTTCAGGAGCAGATCTTACTGGTATCGAAGGTATACCTACAGCAACTATTGTGCCATGGTCAGATTCC